ATATATATAACGCCATAGCTTGATATCTAGTTGACACGTTTTGGGCTTATTTCTCCTTTTTTAATGTTGCTGTTCCAGATTCTGTATCAAAGTCCCAGGTCAATACATCGCCAATGACCCAACCTTGGCTGGCCAACAGCTCGTCAGGTAACGGCATCACTAGTTCGCCAGTTTCGGGATCTTCTTCAAGTGTGCAGATCCAGGTGGTCTCAGTGATCTTTTCTGGCACGGACATTACAATTCCTTGATTGCAGTCACATTGGCAATACGAAAACTGCGCCACTCTTGTTTGTCGGTACACCAAACACTGAGAGTTTCTAACTTGGGTTGTCGTTGAGCTCGACCTTCTTTGAGTTCAACCACGGGCAGTAGCACAGGATCTAGAGTGCATGGCATGGTTCTAGATTCACCATCAACCTTGGTAAAGGTAATTTCGTAGGTGCCGTGAGACAGCAGTTTCTTAAACCATAGATTCTGCTCTTCAAGCTCGAGTTTGGGGATATCAATCATTGTCAAGTTCCTTTAATTTTCTTTTGGCTTCATTGTGTGTCAATGTGTACCAAACAATGCGCCGCTCATGTCGATCAACGATGACCCACCACAACATGCTGTCATGCTGTGTTAGAGTCATTTCTTTAAGGTAGTATCTTTCAGTCACAATCAAATCTTTTCACCAGGTTCAAATCCACGAAAGCGCAGGAAGCGTGGGAATCGCAAACTGTATGAACCGTCTTGATTTTGTGTCACTGCATCTGCACGTACTTCGACGATGTGTCCATCGGCTCGGTGGCGCCAAAAGTCATCACGTTGCTGGTCAGTAAAACCACTACCAACATTAACACGAATAGTTCTTCCATCATCAACTCCTTCACAGACCAATGCGCCCATTTTGCCAAGATTACGACCGGTGCCTTCTTCGGTTTCGACCACGGTAAGGCTGACTTCAATAAAGGGTTTGAGCTTGAGCCAGGCCACGCTACGTTTACATTCGTAAGTGGCCGCTGGATCCTTGATCATGATGCCTTCGTAACCACCGGCCACAGCCTGAGTGTTGATCATTTTGAATCGAGCTTGGCCTTGGGGAGTATCTAGATCCACAAGTTCTTGCCCCACAATTCTAATATTGGGCACATGATCTTTCACTTGCTCATACCATTCGGCCAACCAGGCACTGCGTTCTCGTTGTGCACGTGGGCTGCCACCGGCTTGGAATTCTGCCAAAGGCATGACATCAAACAAGTTCAGCACAGCATCGTCGGCCTTGGAGCCATCTTTACGGTGCACCTGTTTCATCAAGTCTTGGAAACTTGAACTCATGACCTCGCCATCAAATACCATGGGCTGGTCCCACTTGACCGGGCTGGTTGCAAATTGTTCGGCAATGACCGGAAAGTTTTCTAGAGATTTACCATTCCGGCTAAACATGTCCACCCGACCACCAGGATATACAATAGTGATAACACGCACGCCATCAAGTTTAACCTCGATAATTTTTTCTCCTGCGACTTTAGATTCGTGATTGGCGCTATCGTGAGCCAATTGACAACTAAAAATAGGAATACTATAATCGTTATTAACATTTTCTACAACCTTGTTGATGGTCTTTTCACTGACACCACAGCGTAAATCTTTGATCAGGATGCGTCGATACCACCCGTTCCATTCGGCTTGGGTGGCAGTCTTCATCATGGATGCAACCATATCTCTTGCAGTATTCCCGGTGACGTCACGAGTAACGAAGCCAGTAATAGCGAGAGTAAAACTATCCCAAGGTAAGCCAGCACCATCCGCATCTTGTTTCTCCGGTATTTGTTTGAGCCCAAATGTGATCATGGGGTCTAAAGCAAGACGACATCCTTCAAAAAACTGATCGTTGCCAAATTGGGCCTGTGCCGCAATAATTTGTTCTTTGTTGATGCGACTTGAGTGTGTTTCCAAATCGCCAATGACTCGCCAGGGTTGATCCATCACGGTTCCTTAAATTGATTGTTGAATTTGTTTGACATGTCGGCATGCGCCGCGAAATCGAAAGCCACTGCACGAACATGTAAGTCCATGCTCGGTGCGTTCAACGGTGTATACATCACCCTTGGATCCGGTCACTTGCCAGGTGGGATTGGGCATGGTGGTGTCTTGCTGATAGTTCCAAACATTCTCAACTGGACGGAAACTGCGCCCACGAACATCAATGCGTATGGGTCGTTTGAATTTGAAAACTGCGTTGGTGCCAGCTGGTACGTAGGCATACATCTTGCTACGGTCATCACTCAACATGTAGGTGTGATTGGTACCACCCCCGACCCATTTAGTAGTTTCTTCTACAACCAACATGCCTGCTCCCTGCTGTGTATGTGTGTATTATATACCCAAACCGATTTATTGTCAACTTTTTATGCCATGTTGAGTTGAACTTGCAGACCTTCCCAAGTACCACCGAGACCAGTTGAACACATTTCAACACCGTCACCGGAACGATACACCTCCAGTACCTCGAGGGCTTTTTGCGTAGCCGCATTACAAGTATAAAAGTCGCCTACCCCTGCACGGATTTGTTTGGCAGTAGCATAGAATGAAACAGTGGAACCAATGCAAATACGAAACTTTTGGGTTTGTTTGAAACGCTTGATAGTCATGTCAGCTCCTTTAATCAACCAATACAAGTATTATACACCCAAAACACGGTTTTGTCAAGCCATTTCTTTCATGGAATTTTCTTGTGCCAGCATGGATCGTTGTCGGTCCACAGCACGAATCATGTCGTTGATCAAGGTCTCTTGCGAAATGGGCTGTAGACTTTTCAGCATCTCGGTCATGAGACTTTCGTAGTAGGCTGCAGTATAAGCATGACTGTCAAATCGTTGACTGGTCACATCGCTGAATTCTTTCAACACTTGGCTGAATCTTTTTTGGTTATCGGTTTTGAACATAGATACATCTCCAGGTTACATAAAGTGGTACAGTGCCTTGAGACTGTGCAGTTCTAACTTCGTATGCACAGGCATCAGGCGTAGAGTAGCGTGCCTGCTCGATCCACTCAAGATTATGAGTTACGGGATTAAGCAACCAAAAACTCAATGCCACTAAATTCATGACTGCTTCTTGACTGGTGGCTCGGGTTTTTGGAATTGTACACAGATTGATTTGAACATTGATGTCTGCTCGCGAAATGCAGTTGCAGACTTTTGACAGAGTTCAACGCTGTCAAATTGCCCAACATAGGTCACATTGGGCATGGGTGTACTCACGCTGATCAATGCTATGGCCCAAAACATGTCAGTACACCTCTTTGAGAATTTGATACTGACTGGTGGGCCAATTGGCCTTGAACTCATCCGAGTTCACATATTCGTTGTAGTCTTTGGCATTAAAGAATACACGTTTGAAAACACTCTGCAGTTGACCCAGGGGAATAACTGATAAGTAGATTGATTTTGCTTTGCCGGCCATGTTGGTTCCTTGGTTAAATTATACAGTAAAGTCAAATGCGTATTCGCCAGTGTCACTGATGGGACTGACGTGCACCTTACCCAAGCCCAGCGTGGCGCTGAGTTTATGAAACACCTGGCGTGCTTGATCCTCGGTGATGGTGTTTACAAAAAGAGTGCCGTCATAAAACTCAGTGGTAACTGGGTGGTTTATAAGAGTTGATTCGACCAATTGATTGATACAAGTTTCAAACATTTTGCTCTCCTTAATCGTCTCTGAGGCAGTCGTTGATGTAGAGAACAGGACCTTCGTCGTATTCACGCACACCCACCATGCCGGAGTCTACTTCGCACTCATACTCCATGTTCATGGCCATTTTCACGGGCAGGTTGGGATCTACCTTGCCAAGTATACGGATTAGGTCTGCTACGGTCAGTGTATCTACTCTCATCTTGTGTTCCTTGCTGTCTGTGTATGTATTATAACACCGTTTGGGCCAGCTGTCAACCGTTTAGTGAGTGTTCAGTGCAGGGCAGAATTCACGGATCAATTCACGCTCACGTGCATGGGCTGGTTTGCGACCACGCACAAATTCCACAATACCGTAAGTGTGAGCACGAGTGCCGTATTCGCGAATGCTTTCGCACAGGCTC